GCCGCTCATCAAAGAGCCGGGGTGAATATGGTAACGACAGGTGCCGCCAAGGAATAACGCTCAATACTTGGTTGTTAGTACACCTCATAAAGTCGGTACAAAGATCACAATCGGTGGACTGGGAAGTCCCCACGATGTGCTCCATACTATCCAAAAGGAGGTTTGGTTAATGCACCAGCTTACACAGAAGTGGGACTATCCTGAATATCTTGACATTGTGATCCCAGACAACAAAAGGCTGTCTCGGACCATCGCTGCAGTTATCTCACAGTGGATAGCTCACAATGGACCGGAATGGACTGTAGAGAGGTTAAAAACTCTCAAGGCCTGGAGACTCCAATCGGAGAGTAATCCCCGATATAAAGCGGAGTACTTCAAGTGGAAGGACATTCGCGGAACTGCTGCTCCTCGAGGGGTATTTTCATACCTCTGGAAGATCTCGGTCCACGATGCTCTTGACATTATCCACGTGTATTCTTGTTTCACCAGTAAAAAGGTGACGAAGAAACAATTGGATAAGTTCTTAAACGGCGTGAACCACGTCGGTAAATCCTCAGGCCATGTGCCTGTAATCGTTCCCCTAGGGGATCGACGAAAGGAACATGGTCCTTTACAAGGAGGAGTACCGATGCAACCTGTGCAGGCACTATTAGAACAATGGTGCAGTACTAATACTAGGGCACCCATAATCGATGATTATGGGAATGTTAGAACACAGGAAGAAGGAAAAGCCTCATGTGCAGAACACATGAGGTACCTCTTCCAGTTTCAAGAATGCGAGAATATGATGCGCTTCTTGAAAACCTTACCATCCACCCCAGAAGAGGCATTTTTCATGTCACTCTGGGAGCACGTACCGCTGTTAAGGCAGTACGGTGGTGGTATCGGAGCCATGGGAGCTGAGATAGAGGCGTGGTACATGCCTCCGTCTCTCACTACCAAGAAAATCCCGTTCCATGTAGGGCGCATAGCGTTCCTACAGGAACCGGGGTTTAAGCTCCGGGCTATAGCAAATCCTGCTCGAATATTTCAGAGCACGATTTCCCCCTTGGGTAAGTATTTATACAAGCTTCTGAGTACAATACCAGAAGATTGCACTTACCAACAAGACAAGGGACTAAAGGTTGTACAAAAGTGGCTCCAAGAAGGGAACACAGTTTACTGTGTAGACCTCCAAGATGCCACGAGCGTATTTCCTTTAGACTATACATGCAGGTTGTTCGACAAAATGCTTCCTATAGGTTCGGACGGCTGGAAAAGCATGTTCCGAACTATATCCACAGCACCATGGCGAATGCCAAATGGTGATATGGTCAAGTTTAAGACCGGTCAACCCTTAGGGTTGTACCCGTCTTTTGCAGCATTTGCTCTATCACATCACTCCCTAGTTCGCGCTTGCGGACCAGGTGAATATGTGATACTTGGCGATGATATCGCGATCAAAGGCTGTAAACTTGGGGAAACATACCTTAGTACTTTACGGTCTATGGGAATTCCCATATCCGTAAAGAAGACCATCATCTCGAACAAGGTCGCGGAGTTCGCAGGACATATCATCACTCGAAGTAGAATTACTTCTACCAAGAAATGGATGACT